CGTATGATAACCATCCAATAAAACATCACTTTCAATTGTATCCCATCCTTTTTGTATTAGGTTTCTTTTTGATAAAGCAGAAGATTCAATGTGAAATGTCAAATTATTTATATCCCTATTATGTGTTAATTGAACGGCTATATCTTTTGAGGATTCTAAACTAACAAAATCTGAATTACCTTTTTCTTTCAATATGCTTGCAATTATTAATGAATTTCTTCCAATATTCCCTCCAATTTCTAATACCTTTTCATAACCAGTTAAATATGTTGTTGCCATTATCTGTTCTGGATATTCTTCGTTAAAACCTCCATAGTCTATTTTTAATGTATTATGTATGCCAGTTAGTTTTGTTATTATGTCATTCGAATCCTTATATTCGACAAGATTTTTTGTTATATCTATATATATTGTTTTAGTATGGCTATATTCTACCGTTTCATTTAAATCGTTTATTATAAATATTGATTTCAAAATTCCATATAATGGATCACCAAAATATTTTGACCTATTATGATCACCTTCAGGAATAGTTATTATATTATTATTATATAATTTATTATAACAAATATCTGTTACATCTATATTATTATCTACTATACCATATTTTATAATCATTATAATTAATATTTTTATTTTAATTATAATTTTTAACGTTAAATTATAAAATAATTATTTCTAAACGTCAAATTATAAAATAATTATTTCTTAACATTAGTATTTAAAGATTTGCGTTTAAATTCATCTATAATGTCACAATTCATTAATAAGAACGCGTCCACCGATGGAAATGTTTTAACAATTAAAACGGTTCAAATTGCTCCGTTTCGCACCTTAATGACTGCTCTAAAGGATATTCTTTTAGAGACCAATATTTCGTTTCAACCCGATGGTATCCGAATTATTAATATGGATAAATCTCATACTATTTTAGTTCATCTTTATTTAGCAGCTTCTAATTTTGAATTTTATGAATGTAAAAAAGAAAAAATTATCATCGGCGTTAATATGTTTCATTTGTTCAAGCTAATTAACTCCATTGATAATGACGATACGTTAACTATTTACATTGAAAATGCGGATTATTATGATGGAATTGTCTCTCATCTTGCTCTTAAATTTGAAAACGGGGATATTAAACAATGTAAAACACAAAAACTCAAATTAATCGAACCCGAACAAGACGAACTCGAAGTTCCCGATGTTAAATTCTCTTCTATTCTTAATCTTCCGTCTGCTGATTTTCAAAAAATCATTCGCGATTTATCTTGTATTTCTGATAAAATAGAAATCAAATCTGTAGGCAATGAAATTATTTTCAAATGCCAAGGACAATTCGCGTCTGCTGAAATTCATCGAGCCGAATCAGATGGGTCAATGGGATTTATTGTAAAGCAAGATTCGTCTAAGATTATCCAGGGCGAATTCTCATTAAAAAACCTCGGTTATTTCATTAAATGCACCAACCTTTGTTCTCAAATTGAAATGTATTTGGAAAATGATTTGCCTCTTGTGGTGAAGTATGATGTGGCATCATTGGGGAGCATACGCCTTGCATTAGTGCCATTGCCCTCAACATAAGTTGGAATATCCTATCATTTAAAATAAAATAGGAAACTTTAAAATTCAAGAAAAAGTAGCGGAAAAGTAGCAGAAAGTAGAGAAAAAATAACAAAACTTCATAAGTAAAAAGAGACAATGACTTTTATTGATTAAATTGTAAAAATATAAAGTTTTATGTAATTTTAGAATTAATTCTTATTGAAAATGGATTTGTTTCAGTAAATAATAATATATTAAATATTTTTATATATTATTATGATGTATTTAGGAAGTCAACGGTGTTGTGTTAATAATCTTGTTACCGGACCTATTTGAGCACAGGGAGCACAAGGCCCATATGGGCCAATAGGGGGAATTGGCGTCACAGGATCAACAGGAAACACAGGATCAACAGGAAACACAGGATCAACAGGAAACACAGGATCAACAGGAAACACAGGATCAACAGGAAACACAGGATCAACAGGAAACACGGGATTATGTTATAGAGGGCGCCAAGGACCCAAAGGATTTGTTGGGCCACAGGGTGGATCAACGGGAGATACTGGGCCGCCTGGACTACAAGGAGTCTCTGGTTTAGCAATTAATAGTCATTTTTCTTTTACTACCACTAACGATGCCAAATACGACGATACAGGATATACTGATTTAACTAATTTTGCAACCATTATTATAAGTAATTCCGTTACTTTATCTGTAGGCACCTATGCTATAAATTGGGAAATTTTAGAAGATTGGTCAGATAATGAAAATAAATTTTATGTTAGTTTGAATAATATTGGGATAGGGTATCTTGAACCAAAACCAATTGTATTTAAAGATACTAGTCCGTGTGTTTTATATTCTAATAATAAAATATTTGGAACTGGTAATGATGTAATAATCATTGACGCAGGAGATTACTCTATTGGACTAATGCAATCTAATACTTCTACTACAATTCCAATAAGAGGCAAATTAATTAAATTTAGCATAACCTTTGTTTTAATTTCATAAAAAATCATAAAAAATCATTAACAATTTATAAAAGGCATAAATTAATTTAGTAATATATAGTATTATATGTCTGATTTTAAAAATTATAGCCAATATTCGTTAAGTAGACAAATTTGTAGCAAAAATAATGGTTCTCAGGGACCACAGGGATTAAGAGGACCACATGGAGCTACCGGGCCAAAAGGTATTTTATGATCGACTGGACCAATGGGTGCTCAAGGACCGCAAGGATATTGTTGTGTCGGCGCTACAGGAGCTACAGGAGCACAAGGATTAACTGGTCCTAGTGGTGGTTTACAAGGACCTACAGGGCCTACTGGTCCACCTGGAACCGGCTACACAATAAATAATTATATAATTGATGGAACTATGAGTATTACAGATAATTTGGATAGTCCCGCATATACATCATTATCACCTATTACAATTCCGACGAGTTCGCATGGTAATTGGGCATTATCTTGGAGTATTTCAGAACCAGAATTTTCTGATTCTAGTAACAAATTTTATATAACACTTAGTGATAGTTCAACAGAATATAATCCAATTATATATAATTTGGAAACACCTTATACATTAAATACGAATTCAACTTCTACAACTGGTTCTGCGAATGATATTATAACCATAATGACGGATGATTTAGAAACATCTTTAACATTAAAAATTTATCAGTCGGCAACTACTAATATAGGTTATAAATTATTTAATTTTACAGTAACTTTAACTAAATTATAATACATATTTTAAGTAATTTATATATATATATATATATATATATATGTCAAATACTTATGTATTAGGTTCCAAAAGTAGTAGTATATCTGGATTAAAGGGGACTAAAGGCGATACCGTTGTTAATAAAACATTGGGTAAACCTGGAAAACCTGGAAAACCTGGAAAACCTGGAGCAACTGGAAAAACTGGAGCAACTGGAAAAACTGGAGCAACGGGAGCAACGGGAGCAACGGGAGCAACGGGAGCAACGGGAGCAACTGGAGATCAAGGAGCAACTGGAGCAACTGGAGCAACTGGAGCAACTGGAGCAACTGGAGCAACTGGAGCAACTGGAGCAACTGGAGCAACTGGAGCAACGGGAGCAACTGGAGATCAAGGAGCAACAGGAGCAACTGGAGCAACTGGAGCAACTGGAGCAACTGGAGCAACCGGATCAACGGGAGCAACGGGAGCAACGGGAGCAACGGGAGCAACGGGAGCAACTGGAGATCAAGGAGCAACAGGAGCAACTGGAGCAACTGGAGCAACCGGATCAACTGGAGCAACGGGAGCAACGGGAGCAACGGGAGCAACGGGAGCAACGGGAGCAACGGGAGCAACGGGAGCAACGGGAGCAACGGGAGCAACGGGAGCAACAGGAGCAACTGGAGCAACTGGAGCAACCGGAGCAACGGGAGCAACGGGAGCAACGGGAGCAACGGGAGCAACGG